TGGCTTTGAGAAAGCCCAGAAGCAGATCATTAGTGTGCCTGGTCAACTGACAGAGCTGGAGATGACCAAACGCGAGGCGGTGTCAGAGAATCAGAAGTTCTATTCTGAGCTGATCTACTACGCCAAGATGCGCGGGTACAAGGAAGGCTATGCTGCTGTGAAGTACAAGGAAAAGTATGGCGTCTATCCGCGAGGGTTGCACACCACACCGATGCCGACAACTTACAAGACCAGCTCATGGATCAAGTCCCGCAACATCGCGTGGGTGAAAGCGAAGGCCCGAGCATGACATTCGAAGAGTTTGCAAGGGATCATGGCCTGTTGATCAAGGATCTGATCTTGGATCGCTGGGTGCGTGTTGGCACTGAGGATCACCCGAGAAAACAAAATGGCGCGTACATTTTTGACGGCCACAAGGGTGCGATCATTAACTTCGCTGTGCACGACCGGCACATCCTCTACAAATCCAGCGAGCCGTTTATTCCCGATCCAAACGCGGCGGCCAAGCGAGAAAAAGCCAAGCAAGAGCATCAGCTCCGCCAGCGCAAGGCGGCCGGTAGAGCGGTATTCATCCTGAACAATTCGCTTAAGGATCAGCATCCCTATTTGCTTCGCAAGGGTTTCCCTGACAAGGGGTTTATTTGGAATAAGCTTTTGGTTTTGCCGATGCGTGTGGGCCAAAATTTGGTTGGCTGTCAGCTGATCCAAGAGGATGGAACAAAACGCTTTTTGTCCGGCCAGCAAACCAAGGGGGCAAGCTTGGTGATCGATAACAAGGGCCGCAACATTCTCTGTGAGGGGTTTGCCACCGGTATGTCAGTGCGCAGGGTCATGAAGCATTTGCGCGAGCGTTATACGATCCATGTCTGTTTCTCTGCGGGGAATATGCTAGAAATCGCTAAGGATCTGCGTGACCCGCTGGTGATTGCCGACAATGACGCGATGGGCGTGGCAACAGCCAAAAAAATAGCCTCGAGCTACTGGCTTGGCGAGGCTGGTGAAGACTTCAATGACACCGAGCAGAGGATTGGCACTCAGTTAGCTGCCGAATCCCTGCGCGGGTTTTTGTAAGTTATCTTTAAGGTTCACTATTCCATTGGAATAGTGGAAAAAATAGCCTCCGATAGCCTCAAGCTACTGACTTGGGGAAACAAAAAAATAGCCTCGTTCTACTGGGTAGAAGAGGCTTTCTTTTTACTGGGTTGCTTTGTCAATCGCTGCCCTGATCTGTCTCACTGCCTTTGCGACTGCTCCGGCCTTGTATGTTGGGTTGCCTTCATGATCCTCCACAAATGGGAGGGCCACCAGTAAGGCCTCCAGAAGCTCAGGCGCGGCACAAATAAGGCGGGCATTGTCTGGGCTTCGGGTTTCGATAATCTCGCCTACTGCGTGGCCTTTGGCGTCGTTGATAAGTAATACGCGCGCACTGTGCGCGCTGTCCAGTTTCCAAGGTGCGGGGGTGTGCATCGTTTAGCCTCCAAAGTTCGGGGGTTGGTGATCGAATCCGGCTTGAGCAAAATACTTGTCAACATTCTCGCAAAGGTGAAAAAACTCGTCTTCGTCTTCCACTTCGGTGGCGGGGTAGAACTGGTTCATCTCTTCGCAAGTATCGACCCCGTCCCTGTAATGACCGATATAGCCGACCCCTTGCTCGATGTAGGTCGCCTCAACTTCGAACCCCATGGCCTCGAGCGCGTAATAAATGCCCATCGGTGGACTCCAAGCGGTGTCAAAATAAATCGTCACTTTATGGCCTTCGATTTCGTACATTTGGGGGCTGTCGGTCGTTGTCATTTCCCATTTGGTGCCCCATTTGTTCACGCAAAAGTCGTACCAGTTGCGGTGTCCGTATAGTTTGAGGTTTTCTTCTTCCTTGGCCTTGAGGGCCAATTGCTTGGGCGTCCCTTTGCCAAAAAAACCGGCCTCGATTTTCAGGGCTTCAGGGACTGGGACGATCAGCTCAAAGATTGCCGCGTTTTCTTTTGCGGCCTGAGCTCTTGCGAGCTCTTGCACGATCTCTGAAAGTTTCTTTTCTGACTCTGCGGTCGTGGCGACCAGTTTGAGAGAATTTGAGCACCAGTTTGGCATTTTGTTTACCTCGTGAAGTAATCGCGGAAAATCCCGCCCAAAGCCCCGACACGCGAGGCTTCAGGCGTGACTCTGTCAGCTCCAGTTGTTGTCCCAAAATCTGTCAATGCTTGGCTTTAGCTTTTTCCACCTTTGGGCCTGATCGGCCTCGGCAGCTTTTTTGTCGCCTTTGTAAAGCCACCAACCGCCAGTGCATCTGACATCGTTGTGACCGCCTCCGATTGGGTCTTGCATGACATCCCAACCGCTACTGACGAGGCGGTTAAGCGTTTCGCCTGAGCTTGTGTGTGTGAGTTCGTGCATTTTTATATCTCCTCAACGATGGTGTCTGTCCACTCGCCAGTGTGTAAATATTCGCCCTCATCGTTTTGAAGCATTTCATAGGCGATGTTTTCGGCCTCTACTTGGTCTTTTGCTTTGACTGTGTAAGTGGCCCAAGTTTCGTATTTGTAGCTGATCTCGTAAGTTTTCATGGTGTTACTCTCCAAAATAGAATTGGCGGCAGTATTCGATCAGGGTATCTTGGTCAATGTCGAAATACTGGGTGAGGGGTGTGCCCCAGTCTTGATAGTTCAACCATGCGCGGGTCGGCTCGCCATAAGCTCCGATCTCTCCGCGAATCTCAACATGAGGGCCACCAGTGCAGAGCACGATCCGGAACTCGCAGGCCTCCATCGGTGTCGAGGGGCTCTCCCATCCGCTTCGGACTTCCACGCTGAGGGCGTCTTCTTGTATGCGCTCGCGGGCCTGTTCTTCGCTCTCGAATTCTCCGGCCTCATGCTCGAGCTCGTTCAGCTCTGTCGCGTTCTCTTCGTCCCAGTTGGCAAGACTTGCGCGGGCTTCAAATGCTATGCATTGCTCTTCTTTGCCTTCCGTTTCGTTTTCTTCTGCCTCTTCAACGGCATCTGAGAGCTCCTCGCGCTCGTCCCTGAGCTCTTGCAGGCGGTCATAGTCGCATTTCATGGCGGCGACCTGTGCGGCAATGTGGCGGGCCTGTGCTTGGGCCTGCTTGTAGGCGTGGTTATCTGAGGCCTCGGCTTCTGTTGGGGTGAGTAGTGTTTCGGTCATTTTGTGATCTCCTGAAATGATGGGGCTTTTAAATCTTCGTCAATAAATGCGGGGTTTCCGGTTTGCTCTTTGTAGAACTTGGCTTCGGCCTTGGCCTCTTTGAGCGTGTCGAATGTGCCGAGCTCTGTCCCGTTGTGGTTGGTCACGATATAAATGGAAGGCCACGAGAGGCCGTGTTCTTGGGTCATGTCAATTGCTCCTTGCTTCTTGGCGGCCCAGTTCAAAGAGGCGGGCGAATTCTTGGCGGAGGTCGGGCGATTGCAGCTCTGCGATTTCATCGTCCAATAGTTTGCGGATGGCTTTCGCCCGTGTTGCGTTGGCGAGCTCGTAACGCCAACCCAGTGTGACCAGTTGGGATTCGGTCATCATGAGAGCACCATCACGGAAAGCGCGTAAACCGCGAGGGATACGAGCAGGGCCAGTAGAAAATCGAATCCGGCCTGAGCTCGGGCCTGCCTGCGTTGGTGCTCGAGCTCCTCGCGGGGTGTCATGATGTGTCGGTAGTATTTCATTGAGTAGCCTTTCAAGTGTTGAGATGTTTCAGGGTCTTGAGTTGTTGCCCGATACCTTGACCCTTTAGGGGTAATCGAACATTGGGGAAACCTTCCACGGCTGTGGCATAGTGAGAGCCCGCGAGGACTGTGATCTCGCGCTCTTGAGCTCCGAGGGCTTGGAGTTGTGCTTGAACGATCTCGGCCCAGTCTCTTCGCTCGGCTTTGGTCATGTTGCACAGGGCCAAGTTGTAAGGCTGATACTCTGCGAAGGGGTGCACTACACCATGCAGGGCGGAGAGAATTAGAACTTGAGCCTCGGCCCGTTCAGCGGCTCTCATGGCAAATTTGAAGGTTTGGCCTTGGTAGAGGTCGCGGGCCTGTGCGGGTTTGTCCAGTTTTGCGTTACTGCAAGCGATCAAGTAGAGGGGCTTCATTGCTTTGACTCCTAAGTTAAGAACTAAATAAAACACATGAATAACGATTACGCCATGTCATGTGTTGACTTGTCAAGGGGTTTTTGCAACAAAACTAAAAAATATTTTCGCCCGCTGTTTTCTTGGTCTATTTGATCCGATAGAGGGGAGACGATAGAGGCCAGACTGGGGAGCTGCTTGTCCTGTTGTTGTCCAGGACTCAGAGGCCAGTCAGGCCGTGTTGGTTTGCATTGCTTCGCGGTTTTTGTTATGTTCGGGATTCTTATTTCATACCCATGAAAACACCATGCCCCAAAAGTTAACACGCGCGCAGATCAAGGCCGGATTAGAGCAAGTCCCTATTGAGCACCTATTGAGCTCAGGAGAGGGTAAGACACCAAGGCTGACCAGTAAGGCCAAGGCATTCGCTAAGGCTGTGGCATTAGGTAACACTAAGGCAGAGGCGTATAGACAGAGCTATAACCCAAGGCCTGCCCAGTCAACTATCGTCACTGCCCCGTATAAGCTTGCAAGTGATGCACGAATCCAACGAGAGATCGAGGCTTATAAGCTAGCATTAGAGGCTGAGAAACATCGAACCCCTGCTCAATTGAAGGCTTTGTTGGTGCAACAGCTGGTCGAGCATTCCCTCGATGAGGATTTTCCCCCTGCACAAAGGATGAAGGCCCTCCAGTTGATCGGAAACCTTTTCGAGGTGGGCGCCTTCCTTGAGCGCAAAGAATCCACAGTTATCCATAAGAGCGCGGACATACGAACCCGACTGCTTGAACGCATACAAGCGCGCTCACCAGCTGGGCCGGCCAGCGATGCGCTCGAGCTGCTTGAAGAAATCCGAGGGGATGGCCAAGCAAAACCGGCACAGGCAGACCCCACCGCAGGGGTGGCCACGCCTGAAGGCCCGTACGCGGCAGGGGCGCCTTCACATACTGTTCCATTCATTCAAACACTAGAAAAAATCGAGGGGGTACCCCATGCAAATTCTGGCGACCTCATCCATGACTTTGATAAGGAATAACCCCCCCATGTGTTTCCTATACAAAAATGGGTGGGGAGGTATATTTTTTGACTATTCCAACAAGATCCCACTATTCCACTGGAATAGTGAACCTTCGATGAAACTTACAAAATGATTCAAAAAACATTAGAGGCGTGTATAGGGGCGTGTATGACTGAGAAGCAGAGGACTGTGTTTCTTGTGATAGATGAGTATTGGAGGAACTTTGGTTATGGGCCTTCTATAGATGACATCATGTTTCATACTGGGGACAAGGGGCGCGGGAATGTGCATAGGGTGGTGAAGAAGCTGTGCGATCTTGGGATATGCAGGCGCGCGAAGAACTCTGCCAGAAGCGTTCGTCCCTCCTACCTCAAACTGAGTAAATTACCTTGAATAAAAAACAAGAGCTTGAGATGCAAGAGGAGCGCGACCTGTTTGTCAGGCGCGTGATGTTTGCTCTTAACCTACCGAAGAAAGAAGCCGAAGATGCCGCGAAGACTTTCTTTGCGATGCCTTCTAACGAACAAGCCTCTTACCTAGATGACCTTGACGCATTAGAAGCCAGCCAACAGAGGGAAGAAGCCTTTGATGATTTCATTAAGTTTGCCCACGCCATGTGGCCAGGCTTTATTGATGGCCGCCACCATAAAGTGATGGCGCGTAAGTTTGAAGAGATTGCCACGGGAAAGATTAAGCGCCTGATTATCAATATGCCTCCTCGTCACACAAAGTCAGAGTTTGCTAGTTATATGCTGCCGGCTTGGTTCTTAGGACGGGATCCTAGTAAAAAGATCATCCAGTGTTCGAACACCGCAGAACTGGCGGTAGGCTTTGGCCGCAAGGTGAGGAACTTAGTAGCCAGTGAGCCGTTCTCTAAAATATTTCCTAATGTTAATTTAAGGTCTGACAGCAAAGCAGCTGGCCGTTGGTCAACGAATAAAAACGGAGAGTATTTTGCGATTGGTGTTGGCGGTACTGTGACGGGTAAGGGTGCTGATCTACTGATCATTGACGATCCCCATTCCGAACAAGAGGCCGCCCTTGCAGCTGGAGATGCATCTGTCTTTGATAAAGTCTATGAGTGGTACACATCTGGCCCGCGCCAGCGTCTTCAGCCTGGAGGAGCGATCATTGTCGTGATGACACGCTGGGCCAAGAGAGATTTGACTGGCCGAATCCTTCAAGCTTCTATGGACAAAGACGGGAACGATGATTGGGAGGTCATTGACTTCCCTGCGATCCTTCCATCGGGTAACCCACTATGGCCAGAGTTCTGGAGTTTAGAGGAACTCCATGCCTTACAGTCCGAACTGCCCGCATCTAAGTGGAATGCCCAGTACCAGCAGAGCCCAACGTCTGAACAGGGCGCGATTGTTAAACGGGAATGGTGGAAAGAGTGGACAGACGAAGACCCACCGAAGTGTGAGTTTCTGATTCAGTCTTGGGATACGGCGTTTACTAAGAACGAACGGTCTGACTATTCTGCTTGTACGACATGGGGTGTGTTTTATAAAGACGAGAACCCCAATGATGCAAATATTATTTTGCTCGATGCTTTTAAGAGGCGCATGGAGTTTCCAGAGCTAAAGGAAAAAGCTTTTAATCACTATAAAGAGTGGGAGCCAGATGCGTTTATCGTTGAGGCCAAGGCGTCAGGAGCGCCGCTTATTTTTGAATTAAGGGCGATGGGCATTCCTGTTCAAGAGTTTACGCCGTCTAGGGGTAATGATAAGATGGTGAGGATCAATTCTGTATCTGATTTGTTTGCCAGTGGT